CGGGAAAAAAAACGTGCATATAAAACGCACGTTTTTCGTTAGATTTGATCTTATTGAGTTTCATTGTTAAGCCGATACGGCTGCTTATGACAGGTAATCAGGTATAATTAATATTTAACAATGTAAATTTTGTCATTTAGACTATTCGTTTTGACAGACGTTTTGAACGGTCTGTTACTTTACTAGAGTATAGTTTGCTTATGACAATATACATTTGAAATAGTAGAGTAATCAGGTACGGAAACGATAACGGAAACGGATATGAGATTTAATAATCTTTTCGATTAATTTGTTTTTTATTTAACGATTTTTTCCACCCCCTCAAGGAATTTGTTTGTTTTGATTCCAATGTGTTCAGAATTACAACACATTAAAGTGATATGTAGATCAGGCATATCACTTATAAAGGTCGCCGACAATTTAAACAGAGGTAGAAATACTCGTCCTACTTATTTAGGTAGGGAATCAACTTTCGATGGGTTACACCATTTATGTTTGACACGCATATTTAGAGTTGTTGTTTTTCTTTGTTTTAATGAGAAAGTTTTCTTTGGTTTATCCGATAAAATGTATAGAAAACATTTCTTTGGTTTTGACAATTTAACCAGAACGTTTTAATAAATTCCATGTTTTTGAGAATAGACATGTAAAAAGCTATTCTCATAAAAACCTCAATTTGAAGTTAATGAAGGAGCAAACGCTTCATTTTGTTGTATATGAGATTTGCTCTGAGAGGCATGGTATCATCCGCGGTACCCAAAACAAATTTTACAATGATTCGACCCGTGACTGGATTTTTAACAAAATTCTTAAAGCGTGAGTCTGCCAACGCAGTAAAGCAGACCGGACAGTTTGATGAGTTCGATAAAGAAGTGAATATTTATTCAGTTCAGAGCTATACTAGTGATTTAAGCTCATCACTAGGGATGGATATCTCGCACACAAGCATTGGATTTTGTGATAATTTAGGATTTTATATGTATATGTGTAATTTAAAATATTTAAAAACTATAAAAAATAAAAAAAATAAAAAAGAAAATAAAAAAATGTGTGATGTATGTTTATTGTATAAGTATGTTTGTTTTGTGCCTCAATCCTCTGATAGTAAAAAATTTGCAAAAAGCAAGTTTCAAAGGCATGAGAAGAGAGTTATTACTGAGAAAAAGCGAGCAGATAATGCCGTTGTTGCTCAGTTAAAAAATAGTCCAGGTAAAAATGCCTCGTATAGGGATTTTATTACCGGAAAAAAAAGAAATAAACCAAGATATGTACCGCATGCTTGGGATAATTTCCTCCCCGACCGCCACACTTTTCGTTCTTTTCTTCATCCGATGGATGATGAAATTGATATTGAATGGCGAGCCCCGACGCCCATTTCTTTCGCTCAACGCTGTAAAAACTATGTTTCAGATTCATTTACTGGTTTCGGTAGATCTTTTGTTCAGCATCACACCACCCGATACGGGTTGATAGGTTCAATATATCGATTCTCGTGTGGTTTCTTTTTAGTGAAGACACCCAAGAGGATATTGAATTGGATATATGGTACTGATGCCATACGACGATTTGAAAGGAATTTCTTTTTTGAATGCCAAGCGATGAGCTATTTGAATTTCAATGACAATATTTTGTCACCTGTTTATAGAACTATTATTTACAGTACGAAAAAAGCAAGGCCCACAATTAAAAATATTGACATTTGGGTTTCTTATTTCATGGCAGTAAAAGATTGTCACAACATTAGCCAGTTCGCATTTATAACCTATAGTAATGCTCGCGCTCTTGGTTTCGAACTTCTACAGCCTTATTTGGAACAAATGTTTATTACTTTAGAAAGGAGAATGATATCTCCACAAGCTTTCGATGGTTTTGATTTTGAAGAATTTATATCTTTTTTTTCTAGTAAGATTGAATTTTACAAAATTTGTCGTAGCTCTAAAGCGTTGAATTTTTTAATTGAATTGTTTTCGATGTTTGTTTCGTGTGCTGGTTGTAATTTATCACACATCAACTTTAAAATAGCTGGTGTAAAATTATTTAAAGATGGTTTCTTGCGCACACTTGAACGTAGTCGCCCAACAATAACAGATATTTTTGACTTATTATTTAATATGTCAGATTATTTTGTTAAAATAGGATATTTGTGTTACAAGACTGGTTCATTAGTTCCATTGTTGTATGATGACACGAGTGCTTATGACATGGCTACAAAGCATTCAGCATTTGTATCTAGTTGGGGCGCAGTTCAAGATGGTTCATGGGACGTGACCACCTTTAATGATGAGAATGAATATAGAGAAACTGGTGTACAACTTATAGAATTTTATAAGGATAACTACAAAATTCTTATTAAAACGAATCCTATTCAAGCGAATATTGTTCAGCGGAAATGGCAGGAAATTGAGACTATTTTAATTGGATTGTCTCGTTTGGTGTTATGTGGTAAATTACGTAAGGCGCCTTTCGGCATTTTAATTCAAGGAGGTTCGAGTGTGGGCAAGTCTACTCTCACGACGCGATTAACCACTACATCAATTATTGCTCAAGGTGGGTCTGGTGACATTGAATTACAAAAAGTTGTCAATCCGAAGGACAAATTTTTTTCAAATTATTTGTATGGAACTGAAGCGCTCATCTTGGATGATATGTGTAATGTTAATGCTAAGTTTACAAAAGAGTCACCACTTGACAAGATCATTGAATATATAAATAACGTCCCTTCATACCCTGTTATGGCAGACTTATCATCTAAAGGTAAAATTCCTTTAGCACCTAAAGTAGTTACTGTAACAACAAATGTGAGAGGTCTCAATGCTGAAATTTATTCAAATGAGCCTGTTTCTATCTTACGCCGTTTCAATCTTATCATCGATGTATGTATTAAGGAAAAATACGCAAAGAACAAGGGTGTGAGTAGAGAAAATAGGCAAATTGATTCTACTGTCATAGCACGAGAACAAGTCCGCATGTCCAACGAAGGGCGTACAGCTGATGAAATTGACATGCTGGATATTTGGGAAATCAAAGTTTTCACTGTTAGTTCTGTCGATTCCCAAACTATTGGCGCCCATGCAGATATTCAGTATATACCAGTGTTGAATAATCAAGGAGGAGATTTGTTTACTTTAGACGAACTTTTGAATTATGTTTATGAAGCGTCCAGAGTTCATGATCAGTTGCAACAAAATGTTGTCCAATCGACATCTCGAGTTCCTGAGATTATTCGCCGCAAATTTGCTGAGCGGTATCCTGAATTAGCAGCTACATATGTAGAACAAGATTTTAGCAAGGAGGAATCTGCTAAATCTGAATTTGATAAGGCTACATCAGACAGGACATATTTCTCGTTTTTAGGAAACTTTGGAGAGGTTTTTGGCCTAACCGAATTTTTTGATATTAGAAATTTGAGTTTGCTCATTCCTGCCTTTTGTTTTTCAGCTCCAGTTAGTTTAGGTGCTACCGTAGCCGCATACGTGTGCAAAGTATATCATGATAAAGCTAATTGGAGAAGAAAGTTGGACTCTTATTACAAGTGGTGCACTTCAGATGGTAAGTATATAGTTGGATCTAGTGCTGTTGGATGCCTCGTAGCTGCTGCTGTCATGAGATATTTTTGGCAAAGTGTGCGCGACAAGTACAAACCACAATCTTTGTTGGATCCGAAAACCGTAGATGAAATGAATAATCATTCAACAATTGTCCAGAAACCAAATTACATTGTACCTAAGCCCTGCCTTATTAAGGTCGGAGCTCCAGACACAATGGTTAGTGAAGAACTTGTAAATAAAGTTGAAAATAATTTAGTTATTTTGAAGACACAGGAAAAGACGACGAATGCACTTTTTATTTGTTCTAACATTTTTATGTTTCCACACCATTTTGTCAAGGTGATCGAAGCACGTGATGGCAAATTAGAGATTTTGTCACATCCTATGACTTTATCTCAAGGTGGAGTTACAAATCATTCGCAAAGGTTTACATACAGCACCAAGGCATGGGTTAGATTACCTGACACAGATCTTTGTTTGTATTACATGACCAATTGTAAGCCAAGAAAATTGCTGCTGTCCCACTTTCCTGAAGAGTTTATTAACACTAATTTGACAGGGAAAATGATTTTGCGATCTCCTAGTGCTATCCTTTCTTATCATACTGCAAAACTTTATCATGGTAGCACGAGCACTGGTTTGGATTGTATGATTCGTGGCTTCAAATATTCTTTTGATGACATTGAGACTTACAATGGTATGTGTATGGGCACTTGGATTTCTGAAACAAGTCCTCCTTCCATCGTTGGTTTTCATTTAGGAGGCAAAACTGGCAGCCCTTTTGGCTGTTGCGGTTCTGTCACTAGACTAACCGTTGAAAACGGTATGAATGTTTTGTATAAGAAGTTACAGTCAGCTGTACAAGCTGGATGTGATGGTTTTATAAATAATTCCTTTGGTTCTAGTTTTCCAAATGCAAAGTCATTAGATTTCATAGAAGAGATACCTCGCAATAGCCCTATAAATTACATGCCAGAAAGCTCTTTAGTAGAGCTAATTGGTTGTACAGGAGAAACTCGTAAATATTACACATCTGTGCAATATAGAAAGATGGGTTTGAAGTTCCTCGAAATGCATGGTATTGAGGTTCAACATGGTCCTCCAAATATGAACGCCCCACCAAAATGGTACCATTTCAACAAGAATTTAGTTGAATTTTGTTCACCTAGTGTTGGTCCCCCTTTAGATGTGTTAGAATGGGCAGTCATTGATTATGTCACCCCAATTTTGAGTAAGTTGAGGAAATTTGGGTATGGTGAACACATCATTGTCCAGCCTTTAACAAATAAGGAAAATATCAATGGTGTGGATGGAGTGCGATTTTTGGATGCATTGAAGATGAACACATCTGCGGGTTTTCCACTTAAAGGAAAGACGGAGCTGTATATCAATAATGAAGTCGGGAATAGAACTTTTATTAGTGATGAGTTTTGGCTTGAAGTTGGTAGAATGGAAAGTGAATATTTAAAGGGCAATCGATGTTATCCTCTCTTTGTTGCACATCTTAAAGATGAACCAGTTGCTTTAGGCAAGGATAAAGTTAGAGTGTTTTTTGGCAATGGGACGCCGTTTAAGCTTATAGTGCGAAAATATTGGCTCCCAATTGTGCGTTTTCTGTCAGAATTTAGTACTTTAGCTGAGTGTGCTATAGGCATTGATTCACATTCGTTGGCTTGGGATGAGTTTGTTTCGTGGGTTGAAACCCACGGACATGATAGATGTATCGCTGGAGATTATAAGGGTTATGATCAGAAGGAGTTTTTAAATGTTACTCAAGCTTGTTATAGCTGTTATATTAAAATGGCTCGTGTTGTTGGCTATTCAGAGGAACAAATAAAAATTATGTCTTCGATGGT